CCCACCCGCACGAGGTCTGCCAAATGATCGTCAAGCTGCGAGAGTTTGACAAGGCCGACAGCACGTTCATCGACTCGATCCTACGGCACGAGCACAAGGGGCGGATCCACACAGAGTTTCACCAGCTGCGCAGCGACGACGGCGGCACTGTCACCGGCCGCTTCAGCTCAAGCTCGCCAAATCTCCAGCAGATTCCAGCGCGCGACCCGGACATCAAGAAGCTGATCCGCGGACTGTTCATCCCAGAAGAGGGGGAGAACTGGGGGTCGTTCGACTACGCATCGCAAGAGCCGCGGTTGCTAGTACACTTTGCAGCATCGATGCCGGACCGCATGCGAAGCCCTGTGGTCGACACCATCGTCGAGGAGTACCACAAGGGCGACGTCGACCTGCACCAGATGGTTGCCGAGATCGCAGGCATCTCTCGCAAGCAGGCCAAGGCTGTGAACCTCGGGATCATGTACGGCATGGGGGTGACCAAGCTGGCAGCCCAGCTGGACATCTCGGTCGAAGAGGCCAAGCGTATCATGGCCGAGCACAAAGACAAGGTTCCGTTCGTGAAGCAGCTGGCCGATGTAGCCAGCCGCAGGGCCGAGAGCGAAGGCCAGATCCGCACGGTCCTCGGACGCCTGTGCCGGTTCCATCTGTGGGAACCAACGACCTTTGGGTACAATAAGCCGCTACCTCTGGAGGAGGCTAAGAAGGAGTATGGCAACATCAACAATCTGAAAAGAGCGTTTAGTTACAAGGCCTTGAACAAGCTTATTCAGGGATCGGCTGCAGACCAAACCAAGAAAGCGATGGCTGATTGTTATGCCGAAGGCCTCGTTCCGCTGTTGACCGTGCATGACGAACTGTGCTTTTCTGTGACTGATAAAGCGCAGGCCGCTCGGATCAAAGAGATCATGGAGACAGGCCTGAAGCTCAACATTCCGTCCCGTGTGGACGACGACGTGCCAGCCTTTCGGGGCTTGCCAAACAACTGGGGAGAAGTCGAATGAGCAAAGCAGAAGAACAACAGGTGCTGGGGTTCAAGGACATGCATCCTGCTCAGGCCGAAGCGCTGCTGATGTTCATCCACATGGCCCTCACGGTTACTCCAGAGGAGTGCTTTGAGGACGTCTTCGATGCCGCGGAGGACTTGGTCGTCCTGCTGGGCGGCAACGGTATAGAGGTGCACTACGACGTGGTGATTTAGTTTGCCTGCCGCTGTGCGATCTCTGCGTTACGCGCTTGAGACACGGGGTCTGACCCCAACAACGCCATTGGAGGTGTACTTCCTGCCAGTGCTTGTGGAGCCTGTTGGGCCGCGGGCGCTGGCGCTTGCAAGGCAACGGGGGCCGGTGTAGCAACCGGCCCCTGAGCTACCGCAGCAGGAACACCTACAGGCGCCACGTCCGAAGCTCCGGGCGTGGCGACCAGCGGAACAGGATCTGTGAAGTTTTGTGGGATCAGCGGCTGCCGGTTTAGCTGTCGCTCGATTGCACGGATTTCTCTGGCGGGCAGACGCGTTGTCACACGGGCCTGTGTCCGGCCTTCCCGCATCACGGACTGGACGCGGTCATCGGATAGGCTGAGTGGATCGAACCGACCGCGCATGATGTTGCGGATCTCGGTGCTACCCAACCGCGCCTCGCCCGTCAGCTGCTGGCGGATCTGCCGGTCGTTCATACCGAGGCGACGGGCTGTCTCAACCAGATCAAACAGCTGTGCCTGCCCCCGCTGGAGCTGAGCGTTAGCCTTTTGGTAGGCCTCGATGACCTGCTCCTCTGTTGAGTCGTTGGCATTGGCCACGCGACTGAAAACGGATGAAGCATCACGGCGAGCTTGGTTGTACTCAAAGCCCTTGTACTTAAAGGTCTGGTCGAGCTGGGCGCGCAACGGACGCAGGCCCGTGATCACGGCAGCGCCCTCTTCGTACCGATCAAACTCTTGGCCCGTGGCACTGGGTGTCCCAGTCACGGCACGGCTCACGCGGCCCTGAACAAACTTACCACCCTTTTCTTGGACGAACATTTCTGCTGCACCGGGGATATAAGCCCCGGCTACGTGGTTGAAGGCGATCTTCGCTCGTTCCCCCAGAGGGGTGTTTTCAGTGAACAGCGTTGACCCCGTTGGCGTCCGGCCGCTACGCACGGTGACGTTCGCAAGCCGCTCGCCCACAAGGCTCTCGGATGCAAAGGGCTCAAAGATTTTGCCCACACCAGCAAAGGTGGCTGCGCGTATCTGCTCTGCTTCGGATGCACCCACACTACCCTTTTCGCTATAGATCTGCATGGCCGCCCGCGCGGGAGCCAGAGCAAAGTCGTACGGCATCATGTAGCTGAGATCGAGATACTCTACGTCGGGATCACCTGCTGCCGAGATCGGGATAAGCTGGTGTCCTTTGGTGTAGTCTGCGGCGATCTTGTTCAAGTCCTCGATCGTGGGGTTTCCCTCTTCGCCCCAGCCAAGTGTCCGAGCGGCAGCAGCCTGCACACCAGACGGCACAGCCACAGCAGAGGCTAGGTATCCAGAGATGCGCTGCGCACCAACAGCGCGGATCTGCCGCTCGAGCTTGCGGGCAGCGTCAGGTCCAATTGCCGCAACCAGTTCATCACTGGCCTTGAAGCTCATGTCCCGCAAACCTTGATCCATGATGTTTGTCGTGTTGCGAATAACCTCGGCGGGGAAGGCCACAAAGTTTCCGACCACAGGAATGCGGCGGACCATCTTCACGGCTTCCGGCACACGACCATATGTCGGCTGCGTGTTCTTCACGATGTCGCCAGCCAGTGTGTCGAGGTAGCTTGCTGTGCCAGTCAGCTCCGAGGTCCGAGAACCGAGGCCCGACCGAACAAGAATGTCGGACAGGTTGTTCACGGAGTCGGGTGTCAGGCCAGCACTGCGGAATGCGTTGTTGTACTTGGCGCGCTCCGCGCTCCAGTTGACCATCTTCCAATACGTGTCGGAGTCGGAGTACAACTTTTCCAGTGTGGTGGCGAAAGGTACTTGGTCCTTGACGGTCTTGACCCCACTGCCCACGCGCCCGGCAACGGAGAGATCAGAGCCCTCCCTCATCAGGTTCCGGAATTCCTCGACGGTGATGTTCTGCTCTCGCAGACCAAGGTTCCCAGTCAGCTCGTACATGCTGCGGAACTCGTCGTCGCTGAGGTTTGCAGCCTTTGCCCCGGTCAAACGGAAGGAGTCGGAGAACGGCATGCCCCGCATTATGTTGCCGTTTGCCATTGTCAGGAAGGCCCCAGACAAGAAGTTCCGCACCTGTGTGATCGGGCTGTACACAGTCTTGGCAGCCTGTGCCGCACCCTTCGCCTGCAGCGACAGTGCGAGGGCTTCGTTTAGGAAACCTTGCGTCATGCTTTGCGGGGTCGTGAGAGAGGCATAGATCTCAGGTGCCACATAGGCGCCGGTCATAGAGCCGTAAGATCCACCGAACACAGTATCCTTGCCCGGCTCACCGAGCCGAACATATCCTTTTGTCCGCGCAAGCTCTTCACCGATCTGCTCAGCGTCAGGGCCATATACTGCCAATGGGATCGCACGACCAGAGCTCTGGTTAATCATCTGCACCGCTTCGGCTCCTGTCTTTCCAAACTGGGAAAGAGTACTGTCGTACAGAGAGTTGCCTGCGGCAATGCGGGACATGTCTTCTACCGTGCGGAGGAACGCCTGCTTTGGATCCTTGATCTCGCCCAGCAGCTCCCGCAGTGCGGGGGACTTGGTCAGCAGCTTGCTGCGCTCCTCGAGCAAACCCTCTGCGATGTTGTACAGAGGCTTGCCGCCGATCTGCTTCTTGCCGCGGGCGGCCTTTGTGCCGCGCAGCTCAAGTATGGCTTCGTCAGACAGGTTGGTGTTCTTGGCGTCAAGGCCGATCAGGCGGCGAACCTCTTGTTCGGCGTCCGTCCGGACTACGTCGGCTGGGCGGACCTCGGCCAACGAACCTTGCCGCACGCGCGCCCGGTCCATTGACTCAAAGGTTTTCTGTACGTCGTCCACGGCGCGCTTAAATGTCGGGGACCGGGCGACGTTCTTGTCGACAACCCAGTTAGGGTCCTCAAACTTTTTGTACAGGCGGCGGACATAGCCACCCATGTTGTCGTTGAAGGTAGCCAGCATCTGCTCTTTGAGCTCGGGAGAAAGACTGCTCTCTGATACTTGGTCGGCAATGATCGTCGACATACGCGTGATCTGATCACGCATCTGTGTGGCGGGGCCAACAATCTCTTCCCCGTAATCCTTGAGCGCGTCGTCCGTGCCTTGCAAGAACCGGAACAACCCATCGTACAGCTGATCGTGGCCCGCGCGGCCTGTGCCGCGGAGCTTCTGCATTGCATTGGGCGCGAACTTCTTGGCCGCTTGCTCGAACGCGGTGAGGCTCTTCTCGGCTTCGCCCCGCTGTGTTTTGGTAAAGGCCTCTGCTGACTCCACGTCAAGGAACAGATCCTGCGGCGCCAGACCACGAGAGCTAAGGTACTTCTGGAGCGTGGTTCCATCAAGCTTGTTACCAAGGGCTTCCATGCCGCGGACAACAGTGCGGGCAGCCAGTGGTACACCCGGCACCATTGAGACCCCTTGGGCAGCCAGTTTTGCAGCGGGAAAAAGCCCTTCAAAAGCGGCCCCGAAAGCGGTGCCCTCAGCCCCAACACGCAGCTTGTTGCGCAGGCGACGGAAGGCTTCATCCCGACCGGTCAGGCCAGTGTTCTCTTCTGTCTCAAGGACATCGGGCAGGGCGTCGAAAGCATCGGACAATGTGCCCATGCCGTCGGGCGAAACAAAGAAGTCGGACACACCTGCGGCCATGGTGGTCGTGCCTGCAAGGCGGGCCCGCGAACCGACAAACCCTTTGCCTACGCGACTGGCGCCAAAGGCTTCCGCCGAGCGCGCCATGCGCCCACCCTTGCCCAGCACTTCAGCGCCCTTGGCAACCTGCCCAGCCCGGCCCAGCCAACCAGCGATGGGGATAAAGGCCAGACCAAAGTTCGTGATCCCCTCTGCAGCGAGACCCGCAGTGGTTTCAGGATCAAGGCCCAAGTTGTCCTTTGCGCCGACGAAGAAGTCTGTCGTGGGCTGCGAGTAGTTGGTGTCCAGCAGTGCGTCCAGACCGGCGGCGCCAAGCTCCGCGATCCCCTGACCGAGGCCCACGGCCCCCGCACCCATGCCCCGTGCGATATCACTGGCGACAGTGCGGTCGCTTTCCTCGGCATCGGGGGCATCGGCCGCCGGTCCCCCGACCGCTGTAAACGGTTTGCTTGGGTCAAAAGCTGGGGCAACAGTAGGCTCGGGTGAGCCCACTAGGGTGAAAGGCTTGCTTGGATCAAAGACTGCCATTTACGACCCCAGTGGTTCAAAAGTTCCGTCAGGCTGCTCTTGGTACTGCACACCATCTTGCTCAACAATCCTGCCCGAGATGGGCGAGGCCCCGCCCCGTTGTGTAAGCGATTCGGCCACCGCGCGGGCTTTTACAGGATCCACTGTTGCGCCGTCCGCACCAAACACATCGTAGAAGTCTGGGTTCGCAAGGACCAATCCGAGGTTCTGCTGGTACAGACGCTCCGGTGTGTAGGTGCTTGTCTGGCCGCCCGGTAACCTGATCCGCGCAATCTCTCTGTCAGTCGCCAGCTTGGCCGCCAGCGCTCGCGTCTCTGCTCTGGTCGCGTCCTTCGCTGCGTCTTCGGAGCGAATGGCTTTCATACCGGCCAGCGCACCTTGGGCAATGTTGGTCAGCGCGTTGGGGCTCTGCCCCGAGGCAATAGCGAGACCGATCATGGCGAGGTTTGCCATGGCCTTCTGACGGCTATCGTTGTCTACCTCGTCGCTGCCCCCGCCGAGACGCGTCATCACCTCTTCGAAGTCCGTGTCGTAGGTCGCCGGGTTGTTGACCTCTTCCTCGGTCAGGATGGGGCCTGCAACAAGGGGGGCTTCTTCGGCGGTGGGCGCCTCTTCGACGGCAGGTTCTTCAACAACCGGCGCTTCGGTCACTGGTGGTTCCGCTGGAGCGGCTGGGGCAGGCCGACCAGTAAAGGGGCGTGTTACGGTCTCAAGGTTGGGGCCGACGTTGCTTAGACCAAACCTGTCGAAAAAACCTCCGCCTTCTGTTTCGTCTGGGTCCATAAGCGGCACGGGCTCGTTACCCACGTTCCCGTAGGGCATCATGTCATTAAACGATGGATCTCCTGACACGGTTTCACCCGGCAGGGCCGGCGCCGCATCGTCAATAGCTCCAAGGATCGGGGCCCCGATACCGCGCGTGATCCCAGCAAGATCCTCTTGGTACTGCTGCATGTCAAACGCCGAGGCGTCCCGCGCAGGCACTGCGGGCCCTGACATAGGTCCGATGTCCGAGGGCATTGGAGGGAGCTGGCCGCTCGTGTCTTCTGCAAACGAGGGGTTCACACCGCCCATGCCGTACTGTGGGGGCTCTCCAACGATATCCGCCATGGTGAGGCTTGGACTAAGCCGCTGGCGTACTTCGGCCGCAACATCAGCAGAAGCTGGAGCCCCTGTCTGAGCATCCAAAACGCGGCCGTCATCGGTGAGAACAAAAGTCCGGTCACCTACCCGTGTCGCGCGCGCCCGAGCAGCCGACGGCAGAGGAGCATCGGGAGCAGAGGGGGTTGCCAAGCGCTGCGCACCGACGTTGCCCCCAACTTGGAACTTGGCCACCGTCTCGGCCAGCCGGGGAGACGATGACATGATGCCACCCATACCGCGCAGCTTCTCACGAGCTTCGCGAGGCTGGAAGAGTTTGCGCATAAGTGGGTCCATGATCTGCTCCTTATTACCGCATGGCATTTCTGAGGCCGACGGCGCCAAGGCCAAGGCCCGCAACCTGCGAACCAATACTTGGACCGGGCTGAGACATTGTCGTGATCTGCCCAGACGGAGCCCCCGTAATGATGTCCGACGCGAAGGCCAGCTGCTGAAACGGCTGCATCGCCTGCTGGAACTCGTTCGCACGCTGCGCGTCCATCTGTGCTTGCTCCAGCTGCTGCTGCATGCCACCAGTCGTCAGCAGGTTGTTCATGTCCTGCAGGTTGAATTGCTGCTCCGCCTGACCAAGACCAACGAACTGCTGACCGAGGCCCGCGATCCCTTGTCCAAGACCAGCGGCTTGCTGCTGTGCACCAAGACCAGCCTGAATACCAGACAGTCCAAGTTGCGAGCTCTGCAGACCGAGGTTACCGGCCGCTTGCGCACCGGTTTGTGCCAGCTGCTCAGCATTCAGACCAAGGCGACCACCTGCTTCGGCCGCACCGGCCGCGGCGCTCGAGCCGATCTGCCCCAGCTGCCCAGTTGTCTGGGCCGCCTGCAGCGCGCGGTTTGCCGCCGACTCAAATCCGCCGGCTCGCATCTGGGCTGCCGTGCGAGCCTGCTGCTCAAGGATGTTCCGCTGCAGTTCCTGCTCTGCCACAGCCTGACGAGACCCGCCGAAAGCACCCGCCTGAACAGCCTGACCGCGGACGTTCTGCTGCGCGAGCTGGCCCTGCCGAGCGATGTCGGCCAGAGCCTGCTGGATTGCAGCGTCTTCAAAAGGGCTCATGAACTGCAGCGCTGCGTCGGGCGACAGCCCAGCAATACCCTGCCGAGCAGTACTCATCCCGAAGTCGGAGGCTTCCATAAGCTGGCGCTGGGCCTCGGCCGTCGACGCCCGAGCGCGATCTGCCGTGACGCCTACGTCGAGGCCCGCCTGCCGAAGCGCTTCCTGCCCCGGCGCCATCTGCCCCGGGATCTGGCCCGCCAAATCACGTGTTGCCCCGAGAGACTGTTGCAAAGATGCAACACCTTCTTCGGTCAGGGCCGTCCCACGCTCAAGAAACGGCTTGTATGACCCCACGCCCTGCTCAGCAAGACCAAAGGCCTGCAGCTGCGCGGGGGAGAACCCCGCAACCTGCTGACCGGGAAGGTTCAGAGGCGTGGCCATAAGACCCTGTGCGGTTAGCGAAAGGCCGGGAACCCTGTCCCCTGCAGTGGGCACAGCGAACTCTCGTCCGCCGATCACGGCGCTTCCGGTGAACCCAGTATTTACGGGTCCGCCTGCTTGGAACTGCTTTGGCACCCCTGCATTCTCACACATCAGACACGTCCTCCGCGCTCAAACTGTCGCATCATCTCGTACATGCGAGCGGCGCCCGCTTCACGGTCCCCGTTCCCCGCACCTTTGACGGCCTTCTCTGTCATGACGAACTCGCCGTCAGAGAGAAGCGCTTCTTGCACAGGGACGCCGTTCTGCAGGATCACACTGTCGACCGAGTCGCTGGTCCCCGTTCCGGGGCCCTCGACGTATCCGCCGACGTTGAACTGCGTCTGCATCGGCGGTGCGCCAGCAATGCTGCCGTACTGCATCTGTGGGCTGCGCATGGCCATGGCCATCGTTGCGGCAACCATCGGATCGGAAAGGTTTGGCATCTGCCCGTTCATCATGGGCATCTGTCCTTGGTTCAAGGAAGCAAGACCTTGCTGCGGGGCAACCATTCCGCCCATGGCGAAGAGGCCGCCGTCGACAACACCCTGACCACCATAGCCTGCGTTTGCTTTAGATGCGGCACTCGGACCTGTGTCCCTGCCAATGGCATTGTTGAACCTGCGCTGGTTGTCTATGGCGCGGTTCTGTTCCTCGGGAGTACGGTTTGTCACAGCGTTGCCGCCCATGACCGTGGAGCTCTGGTCACGGTCATTACCGCCACCGCCACCGCCACCGCCACCGTCACCGTTGCCGCCACCGAGGCTGCCGAGATTACCAAGACCGCCGCCGGGGATCCGGCCGCCGTACAGCAAAGCCTGCAGCGTGGGGTCCAGCTTGGTTTCTTGCGTTACCGTTTGGCTTTTGGGTGCACCGCACATTATCCGAACCTCATACCTTGGCTATTAAGATAGCCTCTGACCATGTCTTGCTGCGCGGGGGCAAACCCCGCCAGCATTGTGTTGTCACTCATCGTCTGACCACCCACGGGCAACGATCCAATACCCATAGAGGCAGGCATCATTGTGTTGCTGCCGCCAACAGAAGGGATATTGGTTGACGCCATCTGGGCCACGGCCGGTTGCGGCTGCGCTCCAGCGGTGAGCATCGGGTTTGCAGATGCCTGCGTCCCCGTGTTCCGCTGCACAGCGGGGGCCGCAGGCATAGCAGAAGGCTGCTCACCACCACCTAAACTTTGTAGCGCTTTTGAAATGTTCCCGAGGTCCAGCTGCGGAGAGGCGGCGGCCGGGGCCGCGGCGCCAGCACCGGTCGTACCGGCGGCCGAGGTCGCAGCGCCGGGCGCTCCGCCCATCATGGCTCCGAGGGCCGTGCTCCCCGCACCAAAACCAACTGCGTTGAGTGCCGCGTCACCAAGATCGCCGCCTGCAAGAAGCGTGCCAAGTCCTGCACCCAGCGCCTTTGGGGCGGCCGCAGCAAGAAGCCCGGCCCCCGCACCGCTGAGACCAAGAGCGCCTGCTATGCCCGTTCCAACTGTGGCGGGCAAAAGAGATGCCGCCATACTGCCGAGTAGGGGTGCAAGAAATGGAACCATTATGCTTCTCCGCGCACCACGTCTGGTGCTGTCATAGTTTTCAAGGTGCTGCGCCGAAGAGGCGTGTCTGCCGCAGGGCAGGGTATGTTCTTAGGAACCATATCAGATGTTCTAATACGGTGCAACGAAAGGCTCCACCCTATGGAGTCACGACGGTAACGCCGCCAACACTTGCGGTGGCAGACGAGCCTCGTACATGCGGCGTGTCCGTCAGCACCACCTTCAGAAACCCACTCTGCTGGAACACCGCGCCTTCGGGCAGGCCGACATCGTCAGTCTGTAGCGCGGTCAGCGTCAAAGCCGTCGCCCGTAGCGGGCCTGGTACTTGGCTCTGCTGGGCGAACACAGCGAAGTTACGAATGAGCTGCGAGAAGTACGACTGGTTGTACTCTTGTGGAGGGTTCGGAAAGAATGGAATCGGTACGCCGCGGCTCATCAGCGTCTCCCGTCGGGTCGCAAGTCATATCGCATGCTGCCAAGGCGCCAGCCCACACCAGAGCCGTCCGACGCGATGCGTACGCTGAACTGCCTGCCGCGCAGACGCAGGTGGATCTGCTCAGTGCTCTCGTCAATCGTGCTTGTCGTGGTCCGCAGGTAGTTGCCGTTGGTAAAATTCCGCACGCGCGTGGTTACGTCTATCGACGGAGATTCGGTCGAGGAGTTGCGGAAGTCCACGTCGGGGATCATTCGGCGCATGAAAATGAACTGCTCTCCGTCGCCCATATCAAGCGGGCTGGACTGCACAAAGGCGTCTATTGGTGACGCGGGGACCGTGCTGCCGTCGTCGAACCCTGTCTCGTGGTTGTACAAACGCTTGTCAGTGCTGGCCGCCACCGGCAGCTGCTCGATGCCGCGGTCAAGCCACGCCGTGCGCGCCAGCGAACCGTAGTACCACAGGTTCTCGAGGTAATTGAACACAACGTACCGATCGTTTTCAGCGCTGTTCGCCGACGGGTAGAACCACCAGATCTCGCTGTTCGCCGTGTTGGCGGCCGCAAAGATCTTCTCCACCTGATCGAAGTTCATGTCGTTGAACACAAGGTCCCGCACAGAGCAAGGCAGCCGGTTGACCGTCCCCTCGTAGACGTAGAACTCGTTCCGTCCCATCCAGAAGATCCTGTCGTCCACGGCTACAACCGCGTTCGGGCTCTGGATCGTGATGTTCTCAGAAACCTTTGACAGGCCGAACGTGAACGGGGGGCCAATGAACTGCATGGCGTACATGGAGACGTCGGTGAAGATGATTGTCTGCTGGCGGGTCTCGACGGCACGGATGATCTTGGACCCAGAGCCGAGGCGCAAGTCGCCCGCTGTGTTGGTCGCGGTCGGCAGCCAGTCCACCACGGACTCTTGATCCGAGAACCGGATGAGCAGGGGGTCTTGCACGCCGACGTCGGTGAAGGGGTCGCACCCGAAGGCGATGACGTGCCGGTCGATGTCCGACACCATGACCTGCGTTGCCACGGTAGGGGCAGAGATTGCTCCAGATAGATCGCTGATCGCCACGCCGCGGTTGTTGCTCAGCCCTGCAGAGGAATCCCAGAGGTAAATGCCGCCGTTGACGACGTTGAACAGCAGGTCCTCGCCAAAGTTGTCGTGGCTCCACAGACGCAAAGTGTCTTTGATGAGATCAATGGTGGCGGCACTGCCCCACGCGCCGCGGCTCCACGGGCCTGCGCCCCAGCCGGTGCCGAACACAGAGGTGTCGAGACCGATGTTGATTTGATACGCGCCGATCACGCCCGCCCCGCCGTCGCCGGTGTCGGAAGCATTGGCCGCCACAAGCGTGGGGGTGTAGACCCCGTTGATCGTGATCTGCGATAGCGAGGCCACGGCCCGCGCCAGAATAGTGTAGGTCGACGAGTCGACGACCGAGGCAATCTGATACTCTTGGTTCAGGATGTCAGCGGTGATAACGCCGCCAAGGCTGGCCGCATCAGTGTACGTCACGAAGTCCCCGGCCACCGCGCCGTGCGTCGGGTCCGACACAGTCAGCACAGAAGAGCCGTTGACCGCAGCAAACGTAACGGCTCCGGCCGAAGTCGTGCGGCGGATGGGGGTGACGTCGTAGTACCCCTGACCGTACTCGATGTAGTACTTCAGGTGCGTGCCAACGCCGAGGTAGGTCTCAAGGCCCAAGGTCCGCCAGATATGAAGCGCGCGGCACGATCCGAGGAACGTGCTGTTCCCAAGGCGGGCCCAGCCGCCGATCTTCTCAGGATATCCAAACCGGAAGCGAATCTTGTCGCCGTCGAACCATCCACCCTCGTTGCTATACGAAGTGATCTCTCGGTTAATACCGGGACGGAACTGGAGTTTTGTCAGTGGCATCGGGGCATCCTAGAACAGAGCGTTGGTCTTGGTCATGTCCGCTTGCGTGTACCGCTGGTAGCCGGAGATGGTAGGCATCGGCACTGTGACTATCTCCGCGTTAGTTCCAAGGGCCACGGACCGAGCAACATCCATAAAAGACACAGCTTCCCCGGTCCCTAAGTTATACACGCCGCTCACATCCAAGTCAAATAACCGTTTGTGGACCTCGATCACCCTCTCCACCGGCACAAAGTCCCTGTATATCGCATCGCTGCCCTCGAACACTTCGATCCGCCCGGTCGCCGCCGCCTGCTGCCGGAACCGTGTGTGCGGAGAGGGCTGGTCCTTGTGATCCTCGTGCGGACCGTAGACGTTGAAGTAGCGAAACGCCTGCACCGGCATGGGCCAGTCGCGCGAGGTGATGCACTGCTCCACGAGGTGCTTTGATTTGGCATACAGGCTTTGCGGATTGGGGCTGTCGGTCTCCCGAAAGGTCGTAGCATCAGGCCCGTACACAGACGCCGACGATGCAAACTGTATGGGTATGCGACGCAGGGCGCACCGGTCCAGCAGGTCGATGCTGAAGTACACGTTCTGCTCCTGCAGCCTGTCCCAATCTTGGCAGGCAGTGCTGGAGATAGCGCCCAGATGGATCACGCGGTCGATCCCAGCGAGAGAAAAAGGGCCGTCGCCCCACTCGTAGCCCACCGATCCCGGCAGTGCCGCCATCATGTTCTGGCCGATAAAGCCCTTGTGCCCTGTGATCAGAATAGCCATTGCGCTTTGTCATCCACCCATACGTCATATTGCGGCTTGCCCATGCGGAACTCGTGGTATTTGCAGCCCCACTCCGACAGCTGGCTACAGGTCAAGTCTGCCCAGTCTTTACCGGATGCCGCGCCGCGCGCCGTCCAGTACACGATTGTGTGGCCCTCGTCGTACAGCGCGTTGATCTTCGCGATCCTGTCGTACAAAGGTTGGGCGTTAGGGTAGTCGCTGGCCGTCTGCGTGCAGATCGTGCCGTCGATATCAACCACATATTTCTTCAAGGGTTGGGGCATATGTTCCTCTGTGTTGGCAGGTTATAGCAGCCGCGCGGTTGGCAAACATCATCGCCTCCGCCAGATTGCTCGGGTCTTGGACCATCTGCCACGCAAAGGCAGCCAGATACGTATCGCCCGCGCCGCACGGATCGACAACCTGAATATCCCGCGTTGGAGCATAGTGGTCCGCGGACCGCGAACCTCGGTTGCCGAGCGTCACAACAAGGTTCTTGGGCGGTGACACCAGCGCCTCGGCCTCCGCTTCGTTGACCTTGATCCACGCCGCTGTCATCAAACTCAGGTTTTGCTTCTTGGTGTCAACAAACAGGGGAATCTTGCCATCAAGCTCTTGCAGAATGTCATGGGACACAAATCCCTTGCCGTAGTCTGACACCACCACAGCGTCGTAACCGGACAGGTCAGGCAGGTGGCCCAATGGGCTACTCGGTCTGTCGTAATCCACGCGCAGCAATTGTGTCCCATGGCGCGCGTCGATGTAGCGTTCCTTCTCGGACCACGGCTCAGGGGGCAGCATTATCTTCACCTCTGCCCCCAGCGCGATCAGGTTGTTGGCCACGTTGGCAGCCATCCCGTCTTGGACGGTGGTGACGAGATTGTTCAGGAGCGGGGCCGCCGCTTCTGGGTTCTTGCGGCTGCTGCTGCCGTGGATGTAGACATCCCGGCACGCGTCACCGATGACCAAGACCCTCATGGCTGGCTGTCTCCGGGGCGGACCCGGTAGTTGTCGTCGGGGTCGTCAAAGGTCGATACTTCGACCACGGTCCCCGCTTTAATACAGATGAGCTGGTGTGGGACAAGCGGGGCGTTGCGCCATGTGTCTCCGGGAAGCAGGGGCATTTCATGCTCAGAGGCATCGGTCGTGTCGATCCAGCGAAGGGTGAATTCGCCGCTTTGCACGAGCCACGTTTCATCTTTGGTCCGGTGGAAGTGCATCGAGAAGCGCTTGCCCGCCTCGAACACCATGTTCTTGCCGCAGTATCCGGGCTGATCAGCCCAAATCTCTTCCCGTCCCCAGCCCTTCGGTATAATTATCATTGTTCAAAATCCTTGTTGTAGACTTGCCGTCAACATACGGCAGAACAACAACCTTTGCCAAGCCGTAACCGACGATGTCCTCGGCGGTATAGTCCCCGCCCTTTGTAACTACATCCGGTTGCAGCGATACGATCAGATCGTATGGGGTGTCCTCATCGAAGATCACCACCTCGTCCACGCAGCGCAGGGCCTGTAGCATGCGCTTGCGGTCGGCCTGATTGTTGACCGGGCGACTCGGGCCTTTTAACCGGCGCACCGAGGCGTCGGAGTTAAGACCTACGACAAGCCGGTCTCCTAGGTTTTTCGACTGCTCGAGGTATTGCAGGTGCCCGACATGCAGGATGTCGAAGCAGCCGTTGGTGAAGATCAGCATGACAGGTCGTCGTTGCGCTCGGTCGTGCGGCCCTCCGTGGGGCGGCCCAGAATCGTGGTGTCCGGCTCTTTGACGTCGTGCGCGTAGATGCCCATCTGGTGGATCGGGAAGACGTCGGCACGCAGCAGGATGTCGAGCGGAGCGCTGATCCCGTACTTGAGCACATGGGCCAGCATGTTCTTGGCCACAGCAGGGTCGATGGCGTAGGCGTGGGCCCGGCAGATGAAGTGGTAGTTCGGCCCTTCACTGGCATGGGGTGGTGTAGGGAGCACCTGCCAGCCTTGGTTCACCTGCTCGTTGCTGCCCAGATAGCAGATCGAGTTGAACACGGCGTGGTGGGCGTAGGGCTGCACCATCACACTATCGTGTTCGAGAACCACCAGCGGGCGGTCGTCGATCACGCACTTCTGCCAGAGGCTGATGTGGCTCAGAGCACAGGCCACCTCGCCTCGCGTCAGATAATGGTCTGTCACCTTGACCATTGCAGGCACACCGCCGTGGTGGGCAGGAGGCACGATAGGGTTCTGAATGCCGTCGTAGGCGTCCCAGTATTCCCAGTCCATGCCCGCCAGATCGCAGCTCTCCGCCGCGCGCTGAGCCTTCTGCATCGACATCTCGTGGTTCGGGATGCGGATGATGTAGGCTTTGGTAACGGACTGGTCGTAGCTGTAGTTCAATGATTGCACGGGTTAGCCTGTTGTTATGGCGACGGAGACGCTTCCGGTAGCCGAAACCTCCGACCAAGTTGTTAAGGTGCCAACTTGAACAGGGCTGGACTTAAACACATTGTTTGTTCCATCCCCAAGATAGCCGATAACGTTTCTTCCCCAAGCCCAAAGAGTGCCGTCGGTCTTAATCGCCGTGATGCGGTTGTCGCCAACCGACAGTTTTGACCAGTTTGATAAGGCCCCGACCTGAACAGGGCTGGACCTTCGGACTACAGTGCCGTCACCAAGCTGCCCGTAATTGTTATTCCCCCAAGCCCAAATAGTGCTGTCGGTTTTTATGGCTCCCGAAAGAAAACTACCTCCGCTTACACGAATCCAGTTTGTCAAAGCCCCCACCTGAACAGGGCTTGATCGGTTAATAATATTGCCAGTGCCTAGCTGCCCGAAAGAGCTGGAGCCCCAAGCAAATAGCGCGTTTCCTGTTGTTACGGCTAACGTGTGATTAAGGTTTGCCGACACGGAAGCCCATGTGCTTAACGACCCAACCTGCACAGGGGATGAGCGCGCCGAAGATGCGGCGGAACTCAAGTTTAGCCCAAGCTGCCCGTCTCCGTTCCATCCCCACGACCAAAGAGTGCCGTCGGTTTTTACAGCCACACAATGACTGCCGCCTACGGAAACCTGCGCCCAGTTTGTTAGAGCGCCAACCTGTACGGGACTAGATTTAGCGACTCCGTTGGTGTTAAGGCCGAGCATACCAGCGAAATCTCGGCCCCATGTCCACATAGTGCCGTCGGTTTTTATGGCTGCGCTAGTAAAACTTCGTGCGTCAACCTTAGACCAATTGGTTAGAGCGCCCACCTGCGAGGGCGAAGACCTAGTTAAAGTGTCGTTATGGCCTGCTGCTCCATAATTGTTACCGCCCCAAGAATATAATGACCCCCCGCTACGAACGGCCAAAACGTGCTGCCCGGTTGCAGCAGAAGCCCAGTCTGTCAAAGCGCCTACGGAAACAGGGGAAGACCTGTTTCCCGAACTCTCAAAGGGCGGCGGCCAAAAACCGGCCTGAGCGAACCCCAAAACGTCTGACAGAGACCAGACACCCGACGCCACTACTTGATTGGAGTTTGCACCAATGCCAAGGCTTGGGCCGTCCCCCCATGCGTAAAGGTTAGAGTCCCCCAACGGTTGCCCCGTCACCTCTGGAGGTGTCTTGCTGATTACGCCACCGGGAAAGCGATCACCCATCGGTCGGACTCCTTACAGAGCGTCCACGTCTTCGTGGGTTATTGCGGCTTCAATCGCATCCATGCGGGCTTCGAACACCACGCGAGCAGCGTCAACCACGGCGGCGTCATACTGCGTCTCAGGATACGCATCGGTTTCCTTGGCAACCTCGGCGTCAACCACGGCCTTGAACTCGGCCTTGGCTTGCGACCGCAGGCCATCCTTGCGCTCTTCCGGCTCAAGCTCACGCTTCGACCACACGATCTGTGCAGGCTCGACATCAATGTCGATCTGGTGCGTGGTCATGATCTCGCGGTTCGGCACAAGGTCGGGCATGACCTCGACGGCCTCGCGCCAACCGGGCTCTACAGCCAGCTTGTCAGCCGACGGCTTGTAGTCCCACACGTCCTTGACTTGGCCGTTCTTGACGCGAATCCAATAACCCGTTTTCGTAGGCATGGTGTAGCTCCTTTTTCAACTCTCCGAAGACTGTCACCCAGTCCCCATGTCCTGTTTGACGGAAAAGACGCACTGAGTCGTACCACTCCGTCCGATGTCCCGGCTTCGCCCAAAGATAATACGGAAGCACGGGCGTGACAATCCATGTTTGCACGCCCATCGCCGCCGCCATGTGAGCAACTGATGTGCAGGACGTTACCACAATATCACAGGATGCGATAGCCTGTCGCGTGTCTTCCCAGTGCGCCAATGGCACATCTTTGACCCACGCAGGTTTGTGCTCCGCGCCCTCGTCGCGCTGCAGGCTGACGTACTCGACATCCAGCCCCTTCACCGCGTTGAACATGTATTGCGCCGGGAACAGCCGGTGCTGCTGGTGCTCGAACTCAGGGTTGCCCTGCCAGCGCAGACCGATCCGCAGCTTGCCGCTCTTAGCTACATCCGGCTTGGGCATATACGCCGACCCGTCGATGTGCTTGTACTGCCAGCCCAGAGGAATGCTCGCCGTCATGCTCGGCACCCAGAAGTCATGCACCACGCCAAACGCAGCCTCGTGCTGGACAACCATATCGACGCCATCAACATGGCGCATGGTCATCGCCAACGCGCCGGAGCACGCCACAATCACCTGATTGCCGCGCTTCTTCAGTTCGCGGGCGAACCGCGCACCGTGCATTTGGTCGCCCAGTCCCGCCTCTAGGTTCAGCAGGACCGTGCCTTGGCTCACGCCGTCCCAGATCGGTGTCGGCACCTTGGGCGCCTCGTTGCCAAAGACCTTCTCGATCCGGCCGCGATCCAAGAGCTTCATGCCGTCCAGCAGGTGGCCTTTGCGCATCTCGTACCAACCACGGTTGAACGCCGCGCGGTGGTTCTTGGGCTCCTTGATCGCCAGCTCTTGCGAGATTTCCTCGCCCTTCTCAAAGTCGCCGATGATCCCAGCAGCAAGCTGCATGTCCAGCGGATGGATCATCTCGGTCGTCAGCGGCTTTTCACGCCAGAAGCAGGGCTGCACGAAGTTCTGGTGCATGTGCTGCAGGACGTCTTCAGGCTTCTCGTTGTGCCGCTTGCCCAGCTTCGGGGCCACGGCATGCAGGCCCGGGACTTGCCATATCTCCTCGTCGCGCTCCTTCGGGGCGTACTCGTCGAGGTGGTCAAAGTCGTAGTCAAAATCGCTAAGTTCTAGAAACTCGTGAATGCGGGCCAACTGCTTCTTCGGGTCTGCCAGCATGTCCTCATACTCGACGAACAGAAAGCAGGACTTGTCGTAGTTGAACCCTGACAGCAGCGCCGCGTAGCTCTCTTTCAAGTGGCCGATCAGCTCGCTGTTGCGCAGGAACTGCTCTGGATCGTTGGGCTTGGCGATCCGCACGAAGGATGCTGCGCACTCGTCGATGCTGCGCACGGTGGCGATGATCTTGGGCTTGTACGGCAGCAGGTCTTTGAGCACCTGCACCGTCGAGGCGTCCGCCCAGTTCCGCGCTTTGTCGATCACCACAGGCTTGTCCACCTTGGCGTACTTCGCGTCCATAATGCCACGCAACACGGACTTGATCTGGTCGGGGTCGGGGGCTGCCTGCTCGGCCGAGCTGCCCTGCCACGCCTTGAAGGTGTTGAACATCACCTCGCCCAGCCCGCTTGTCGGACTGGTGTGGACGTCAGGGTGCTGGTTGAGCATCGCAGCGAGTACCGTGCTGCCAGAGCGGGGGAGACCAGCGAGGAAGTGAAAGGTTTTGGGCATTAGTTTGTCGTGTCTTGAAAAAGGGCGGCGGTGTGTAGGCCGCCCGCTGCCGCCTGCGCCCATTTAGTTAGGGCGCCGACTTGGACAGGACTGGAGTGGCTGATAACCGTGCCTTGCCCGAGTTCACCGTTGCCGCCGTAACCCCAAGCCCAAAAAGTGCCGTCGGTCTTAACTGCAGCGATGTGTCTGCGCCCCGCCGAGGCCTGCTTCCAGTTCGTAAGGGCGCCGACTTGGACAGGACTGGAGCGGCTGATAACCGTGCCTTGACCTAAGTTGCCGAAGTTTCCCAACCCCCATGTCCAGAGAGTGCCGTCGGTCTTGATAGCAGCGTGGAAAACCTCGCCCCCCGAAATCTGCTTCCAGTTCGTAAGGGCGCCGACTTGGACAGGACTGGAGCGGCTGATAACCGTGCCTTGACCTAAGTTGCCGAAGTTTCCCAACCCCCATGCGTAGAGCGTCCCGGAGGTTGTGATGGCGGCGGTGTGGTTGACGCCTGCGGAAACCTGCGCCCAGTTTGTTAAAGCGCCGACTTGAACAGGACTGGAGAGGTTAGCGTTATTATTGTGCCCAAGGGTGCCGTAGCCTCCGAACCCCCACGTCCAGAGAGTGCCGTCGGTTTTAACACAGGCAGTGTGCCCTTGACCCGCTGAAACCTGCGCCCAGTTTGTTAAGGCACCGATTTGAACGGGGCTGGAGCGGTCGATAGTCGTGCCGTCACCAAGCGCACCTCTTCTATTAAAGCGGTTGCTATTGACCCCCCACGCCCAGAGAGTGCCGTCGGTCTTGACAGAGGCAGTCCTGCCGCCACCCGCCGAAACCTGCGCCCAGTTTGTTAGCGCACCGATCTGAGTTGGACTGGAGCGAGAGATAATGGTTCCATCACCGATTCCAGATATAGGGCCGCCCCCTCCGGAGCCTTGGTAGCCCCAAGCCCAAAGAGTGCCGTCAGTTTTAATGGAGGCAGTGAGCCAGAAACCCGCCGAAACCTGCGCCCAGTCCGAGCCCGCGACCTGCACCGGCGAAGATCTAGAAACAATAGTCCCGTCCCCAATCCCCCCAAATAAGTTGCGGCCCCAGCCATATAGCTCGAATATCGGCAACCCCGTCCACCGCCCCGCAGCGACGGCCTGCACCTGCTCTTTTAGGTTCCAGATTCCCGAGAAGTTGGGCATTTATATGACTCCTTGGAGGGCGTTGATGTGGGCGACGCCTGCTTCAACCTGCACCCAGTTAGTTAAAGCGCCAACTTGGACAGGGCTAGACTTATCAATAATCGTTCCGTCTCCAAGCTGACCGCTAGGGCTATTGTCTCCCCAAGTGAACAAAGTGCCTGCCGTTGTCACGCAGGCGGTGTTGACATCACTTGCTGAAACCTGTGCCCAGTTGGTTAGCGCACCAATTTGAACAGGGCTGGAGCGGTTAATGATAGTGCCGTTGCCAAGCTTGCCGCTGTTGTTGAAGCCCCAAGTAAACAGGGTGCCTGCTGTCGTGACGCAGGCGATGTGATTGCTGCCTGCTGAGGCCTGCGCCCAGTTTGTAAGGGTGCCAACCTGTACGGGACTGGAAAGTCTAATAGTGTTGTTATGACCAAGCTGCCCGTTATTGCCGCCCCATGTAAAAATAGCTCCAGTCGTTGTAATGCAGGCGGTAAAAAAAGCGCCTGCCGAAACCTGCGCCCAGTTGGTTAAGCTACCCACCTGAACAGGGCTGGAACGGTCAATGATATTGCCTTGACCGAGTTGTCCGTCATAGTTGCGCCCCCAAACAAACAAAGTTCCGTCAGTTTTAACACAAGCGGTGTGAACGCCCCCAGCAGAAACTTGAGACCAATTAGTTAACGCGCCGACTTGAACAGGGCTAGACTTGTTGGCGACCGTGTTGTCGCCAAGGCGTCCGTTAGTACCATTGCCCCAAGTAAACAAAGTGCCCGCTGTTGTGACACAGGCAGTGTGCGCAAGGCCCGCAGAAACTTGAGACCAATTGGTTAGAGCGCCAACCTGCACAGGGCTAGAAAGAGAAATAGTGTTGTTGTGACCGAGGCGACCTTCATTGCTGATCCCCCAAGTAAAGAGAGTGCCAGAAGTCGTAACACAGGCGGTGTGCGCATAACCCGCAGAAACCTGCGACCAATTGGTTAGAGCACCGATTTGAACAGGGCTGGACTTATCTATGTTGTTCGTCCCGTCGCCAAGGCGACCGTTGGCACCTTCGCCCCAAGCATACAACTCTGCTCCTGAGAATACGGCATTCCCCGGTACAAACTCCGTCAGCCGTCCCGGCCCAAAGCCGTTGACCGCCTGCGCGCGAATCTTGAACGTGCCGCCGCCGGGGGAGATGCTGATCGGGGAAGCTGAACCAACAGCGCCAGTGCTCAGACCCGTGCTCTCGTTAATCGCGGTCACGATGTACGACGTAACCGCCGCGTCCCCAGTGTCGCTGGGCGCGGTAAACGAAACAGAAGCAGAGCCGATGCTCGTGCTTACGCTCAAGTCGGTTGGTGCGTTCGGTGTGCTGAGAGGCGTAAAACCGCTTAGCGTGCCGCCTTGTCCACGAGGCATAGCTTACTCCTCAACCTGAGTTTGTTGCGCAGCCAAAATCTTCTTGCGCTCGCGATACAACCTTGAAGCTTCCCACATCTTTTCCATGTGCCCAGTCCGCTTTTTGGCGTTCTCACTAATCTTCTTGCGCGTTTCTTCGGACCGAACCTTGCCAAGATGCGCTTTCCGCATCTTTTCTTTGGTTTCTTCCGTATGAGGCACTCCCCGCCGATAGCCGGGCTTGCCAAAGTTGGGGTGTTGCTCCCCCGTGCGGCCGTACATCCCGTTGTGCTCTCCCGTCAAACCCTTAGAGCCCCTGCCGCCGGAACAGATGTTATATCCGTGGGGGGTCTGGGTGTTGTACGCAGAGATAAAACGTGACTCGACCAAGTAGCAGTAGTCCTTTGCTCCCACGCAAAGGATTTCAAACACAAAGTTTTCTTCGCCGTGCTTGGCGATTGCGTTTTTCAGCATAGACCGGGTTCTAATGTTCTGCTTAAAGTGACTGCGCTTCCGGAGCTCCGGATCAATCGTCACTCCAACGTACATCTTTCCGTCAACCTTATTGGTAACGGAGTAAACGCAGGCAGCTTTTTCTGGGAGCTGCATAAGCATTTTTAAGATATGTCCTCATAGCTCACTACGACCTTCAGGTCGTTCGCGGAGCCAGCCGTCGCACCAATCGACCGGTCTTCCTCAAGGTAGAGCGAGGTGTTCTTGTCGATCACGATCAGAGAGGCATCCGCAGGGACGCTCACCGTGCTGACGATCTGAGTCGCCGTACCGCCAATCGCGGCGGCGCTGTAGTAGCTCACAGTGATATCTGCAGCGTTCGTGCCGTCTACGTTTGAAACCACCAGCGAGTTGATCTTGAAGACCTTGCCGCTTGCGGCAGCGTTACTCACCACCGCAGTTGCTGCTGTCGTCGTGAGACTGACCACGGCGGATTTGCCGAGGATCGTGGTCACGTTAATTATGTTCGGGTTTGCCACCTAGCTTCTCCTTAACCAAAAATCAGGGCCGCCGCGACGGCCTTCCCGAATCCAATGCCAGCGTCACCGAAGCTGATGCTGCCCGATCCATCCGTCACCAAAGCCTGACCGCTTGTGCCATCAGTGGTCGGCAGTGTAAGTGCGGTGACGAAAGCTTGCAGATTTGCGTCGTAGGCCAAGACTGTCGTGCCAATCGAAGCTGTCGTCAACACGTTCGAGAGGTCGGCACCCAAACTGGCCACATTCGCGCCTGCACCGCCGCCGTCCGCGTAGACGATGTCCGTCGCGCCGGTGGCGACCGTAACCGTGGTCCCCGAACCTTGGGTCAGGATGATGCTCTCGCCGGAGTTGTTGACGATGAAGTACAACTTCTCCTGATCGTTGGGCGAGATCGTCACCGTGTTGGTGCCGCTAGGCGTGCCGCCAAATACCAGAACCTTGTACTGGCCGTCCGACAGCGCGCCGTCCGAAGTGGTCAGCGTGTGCGTCGTGCCGGTAATCGTGATGTCACCAACGCCATTCGTCAGGCGGTCGATGATCTCAAGATTCGTGTTGGTGGTATCACCCCACGTCCCCGACTGCTCACCATTGGTGATGAGCTCGATGCCGGTATTTACGGTATATGTACTAGCCATAGGTCGCCCTTATATCCGGGTCACGGTTGAATCTCAGTATAGACTGTTGTGGGAGTTGGCGCAATAGGAGTCCAGTCCGTGTCAGGATCAGGCACAATGCGGCCCCAGACCAGAACGCCCCACGGACTGATGAGCCCTCGCGCGGAAACCCCTGTGACCAGAACGTCGATCCCCGTGCCGCCCGTGACGGCCACAGAACCAACAGCCCCCGTCACCGCAAAACCATTGACCGGAATGCGCTGGTTGACCTGCGTCGTGACCTCGCCGACCTGACCAGTGGCCTCGAGCGGCAGCGTAACCGGCTGGCTCCATGCGCCCTGACCCCATGTGCCGCGGCCCCAGCCCTCAAAGAAGACCAAGGCGTCCTGCCGGATCGAGCTCACCAAGCCTTCGGCCGCCACACCCGTCACCGAAACAACAGCGATGCCCGTGGCTGTAATAGTGCCGACGTCCCCTGTCGCGGCCAGACCCGTGAGGATTGGAGCGGTGGAGCCTGTCGCGATGACCGTGTCCACCGCACCGGTGCCCTCGACGCCTGTAAGCGTTGTGCTTACACCGACGCCCTCGCCAATCGTAACGCCCTCAACGGACGTCGTGCCTTCGACACCGGTGACGACAGCGGCGACCAAAGCGCGGAACGTGACCTCGCCGACCCCGCCGGTGGCAGCAACCCCCGTGGCAACAGCGCCGGCGCCCGCAGCGGCCGTAGCAGTGCCAACAGCCGTAGTGGCATCCACCCCCGTTACCGTAACAATAGCCGTGCCCGTTGCAACAACCGTGCCAACGCCACCAGCCGCCGCCAGACCAACAATGTCTGGAGCAGCATTGATCTGGACTGTGACGCCCTCAGCAGCAGCCGTGGCAGAAAGACCCGTTACAGCGAGTGTCGAGTCACCAATAACAGTAAGCGTTCCCGGAGAGGCCGTGGCAGAAAGGCCCGTAACCGTTACCGGTACGGCCTCGCTCCACGCGCCCTCAGACCATGTGCCGCGGCTCCAGCCCGTTATGTTTGCCATGGCCGATCACCCCGCGTGCTTCAAGCTATGCGAATGATCGCCGTCGAAGCATCCGCGGTAGGGAAGACAATCTGGAAGTCACCGGCGGTCGACGTTTTGTCGGCACCAAAGTCCAGCACAGCAACGGTTGGATCGCCAGCAGCGGTGTCGTTGTAAATCAACGCGCCGCGCGCCGTGATCGTGGCCGAGGTGAAGGTCAGGTCATCGAAATCCGTGAACGCCGTGGTGCCGCTCGTCGTGGGCGTGACGTTGGTCAACGCACCGCCGCCCGCAGCGTAAGAGCCGGAGTTCGCAACCTCGTTCGTGGCCGTGTAGGCCGTGGTCGCAGCCGTAAACGAAGCACTGTTGTTATACAGCGCCAGCTTAAAGGTGTTCCCCGTCGAGGTCGTAAAGTTGTGCACAGCTTGCAGGATTTCCTGCTTGAAGGATGTGCAAAGAAAGTTGCCTATAAAAGCCATGTCAAAGTCTCCTTATGAGTTCGGCCAAGTCAGGATGGCCTGCGTCTGTCAGCGCATTATACACTGTTGTGCGGTCACTGCGAACCGTTTGTTTCATGTACTGCTCGACAACGACAGCGATCTGCTTTTGGAAAGCCACGGCTTGCTCCCGCAGTGCGGGGTGCGCGGTTTCCGAAACGCTGACAATCTTCTGGGCCGCCTGCTGCGCAAGCTCCTCAGTGCTAAATCCGCGGCCGCTGGTTGTTCGAACCCCCACGGCGCCGATGTCCATGAAACCCAAACTCATTGCTTCGCCCTAATCACTTGGCCAGTGCGATACTGGTCCGTTGTTTCCTTGGCCTCGCCCAGCAGCTTGATGCCGACAATGGACTCTTGCAGGCGCTTTTCATATCCGGCCAGCACGTCCTGCTCGCCCTTCATGTAGATGTACGCCTCGATCAGAGACCCATACAGCATGGCCATCGGAGCGTTCGTGGCCAGCCACGTCGTGCCCGAGTCAGCAAGCTCCGTGATGCTCTGCGGCCGGTACAGGTAATGCAGCTCCATTGTGTAGATCGCGTCCGGCGTTGGGGCCAGCAGGAAATACTCCACGTCGAACTGCCCGTAGTACTTCGGCTCTCCCGTCGTCGACTGCGAGGGCGTGTACTCTTGCAGGAACGAGATGTCCTTGAAGTCCAAGAACTCTTTCGCTCCACCCACATCAGTGCGGATGCTCAGTGAGTACGGCGCCAAGAAGTCCGCAGGCACCGCCAGATACGGATTGCCGTTGTCGGTGAACGCCGTGGCGTTCTTGCGGAACAGGCTCAGCTGCACCTGCTTGAGGATGCGCTCTTCGGCCTGCCTGATGAACAACGGGATATTGGTGACGAAACTGCTTTCGTCATTCTCCGTGTAGTCAATGACGGCCTGCTTCAACTGGCCATATGTAAAGCTCATGTCGTCACCACCGTAACTTGTCCAGCCTTGCCTATCATACGAACGCTCTGAAGGCGAGGCGCTTCTACCGTCGGGACGCCAACGAAGACCTTGAGGGTCTCAGGGCCGTCGGGCCGTGGATTCCGCAACGCCTGCGGATCCGACTTGTGCCGGGACGGGGTGAGCTGCGGGTGCTTTTCCTCGAACTCGTCAGCGCCAACAAGCGCACCCGTCCACTCCTTGCGCATGTCGCGCAGCCGGTAGCGGAACCCGGAGCGGTCCGAAATCCCGTAAGCATTCTTCTCGGAAGCAAAAGCCATTAGACCCTCAGGTATCTACCGCTCGGCCGCATGATGAGCGGCACTCGGTCCTCGTCTTCCATCGCGGCGCGCTGGAACTCTTCCTCGTAGATCGACTTCATCATCTGCACCCGCTCAGGTGCGCGCTTGATGGCCAAGTAGTATGCCAGCCCGGCCACCATGCACGGGTAAAAACGGAACGGGATGCCCGTGGTGTTCGTCAGCGCTCCTGCGTCCTCGATCCGGCGCACGTAGTAGTACACCAGCTGGTCCGTGGAGTTCTCCGGAGTTTGCCAGAGGTTGATCTCCGGCGAGATCTGGCGGTCAAAGAAGAACTGCGAGGGTCGCCCCTGATCAGTCTTGTTCGGAAAGTCCAGATAGTCGGAGCGGCTGATGCGCACCATCTCGATGTCTGTGCCGTTGCGGCGCAGCGCCATGTCCAGAATATCAACGATGTCCGGATCGAGCGTGTATTTCGATACACCCTGCGTCACGGTCAGCGTGTCTTGGGTCACGGTGAACAGGTTCAGACCGCGGTTGGCCCACTCTGCAAACATCAGGTTCAGCGACCGGCGCGCCGTCTTCGCGTCGTACCCTGTGCGCACCTCTTTACCAATGCGCTCATACGCCTCTTCGATCGCTTCCGCGATGTCGAGGTTGAAGTCTCGGCTGCCGGACGTTGTCATTTGTTAC